GTAATTTAATGCGCTTCCTTGCTTAATCAACATCTTTTGAAATTTTAATGATTCCCGATTGAATTGATTGTGCAAAATCAGTTTTTACAACTTGGGTTGGTTGTGGGTATTTTCTAGCCAACCAATTTTTTGCGGTTAGGTGTAGCGATTTGTATTTTTTATTTCCCGCAAAGTTTTCGATTTCATCCAACACCGAATCAATTTGTTTTTGAGTGTAGCCATCCGCAACAAGTGAATCAAAATGTGATTGCGAAATTGACAAATGAGCAAACGCCCTATATTCATTTTTATCTTTCTTATTTATTACACTATCACTTACACTTACACTTACACTATCAGCCATGTTTGTCATCGCTTGCTTTGGTTTGCTATTTTTTGCCATGCCATTTTTAGCATTTGCCATTTTTTGCCATCGCTTGCTTGCACCCTCTTTGCCCGCCTTGCTTCTAGCATCTTTTATTTGCTCAAATTTGCGCAAATCTCGCTTCAATGATTGCTTAATTGGCTCAAATACCACATCAATTAATACATCATCACATTGCGGGTTTTCATCGTTAACATATCGCAAAATGTGTTTAAATAATCGCCCACTTTGCTCATCAGTTAATTTCTCAATTGTGTGGATTATATCACAATAAAGTACAAAGGATTTTTTGTTTTCTGCCATTGTTTTAAGTTTTAAGTTTGATGTAAAATTATAATTTATTTTTTAAAATCATCATATCTTCCCTCTTCCATCCATCTTTTTATGCGCTTCAATGCCTCAAGATTTTTGCACTTATCAATGTCAATAAATAAATCTCTAGATTTTACCTTGTATTCAAAATTTTGCAACTCTTTCATGTATTCGCTAATTTCAAACTTGTAAACCTTATCATTAACGTGCAACAAATTTACATGGCAATTAAACCCATAAATTGCGCGTGAATGGTCGGTGCCGAATGCCTCGCCAACTTGTGAGAATGTCAAGCCACAATTGCGCAAAAAATACATTAGGTAATGTCTGCGATAAACAATCTCTCGCTTTCTTGTTTTCGATTTTAAATTGTCGCGCTCAATAAACGCAAATGCTTTTTCAATCATCTCATCAAATGTTTTTACATCTTTCATTTTTCTTCATTTTTTACGATTACAAACGTCATTATTTCCCCGTGTGCCTTTGACCTTTTGTTGGTTACCATTACATTGATTTTACCATCTAGGATTTCGACAATCTCGCCAAATCTTTGGTTGTTCTTTTTGCACATCATTGTGTCAAAATCAAAAGTGAATGTGTTACTTTTCTGCATTGTTTTTTAAATTAATTATTGATAAATAAAGTTGATAGTTAAATGACCCGTTTCTTTGCCACCATGCCATTGATGTGGCTAAATCAAAGCGCGATTTTTGCAACCGCGCCTTTTGTATTATAAATTTTCTCATTTTTTAAAAATTTAGCATTTCATACAATTGATTTTCTAATTCTGCAATAAAATCAATTTTATCTTGGTGAATGTATGTACTACTTTTCCAATTTAAATTATCAAATTGCCATTCATCCAAATCTGCGTTGAATGTCATTGTGTCGATTATTTCAATCATTGGAATATCAACCCAACATGTATCAACAATACAACCACCCTCATATTGCTCTTGTTTTTCGCTGAATGTGTCTAGGTCAAAAATTACTTTGATTTCTTCTTGCAAAATTGTGTGCCAAATTGTTGCGTAATTTTCCTCAATGTTGATTTCTTCAATTTCAAAATACTTGCTCATGATTTTAAGTTTTTAATGATTAGTGATTAGTTATTTGCGTTTTGTAAAGCCACCATGTAAAGCGCTTGGTTTATTACCTCTTGACCATTTGTAAATTGCATCAATTTAGATACGTTAACGCTAACAAAATAGTAAAAAGTGTTATGTGCTGTTTCGATGCGCTCGGTGCAACCCGTTGCTTTCAATGCTTTACCCCAAGTTTTGTTGCCAATTGATTGTGAATCATTCAATGATTGAGATTGGTTTTGGCTAATAAAAACCATTTTACCAACATAAAATTGATTGTCATTGTAACCATACTTGTTGCCGAATGCTAGGCTTTTACCCATAAATTGGTGTGCAAGCGCTAATGATAATTTTTCAATTTGTGCCGTTGTTAGTTTAACTGATTTCATAATGTTTTGTTTTAAGTGTGTTTTTAAGTTGTTTTGTTGTCCTTTGACATTACAAAGGTAAGCCACTTTTTATTAATTCCAAACTTTTTCACAATTATTTTTACATTTTTCACAAACTTTTTTTAGAATCCTTTATTTTACAAGGGTTTCAAGGGTAAAATTTTTTTTAATTTTTTTTATTGTGTCGCATATTTAGCAAATATTTGCGACAAAATAAGGGGCAGAATTTACCACTTAACGTATAAGAAAAGGTAAAATTTGTACATGATAAAGTACATGTGTATGTAAAACAACCTTGGAAAAGGTTGAATCAACCTTGTAAAAGGTATGAATCATACCCTAATGGGTACAAAAAAAGCCACCCAAATTAATGGATGGCTTCACACAAAACACTCAAGGTTACTTGAGAAACAAACCTAGATAATATAAGCCGTAAAAAACGCCTAATGTTGGAATCAGTACCAACGCAATCAAACCCAAGCCATCGTAAACAAATTGTCTTTCCTCGGGTGCTAGATAAAAGTAATCTAATAAAAATTTTTTCATGGTTTCAAAGTTTTAAAAATGTGCGTGATGGATGCGCACCCCCCGTTTTGATTAATTATTTTAATAAACACAAATCTTGTTTTGCTAAATATTGTATGGCATCAACATTAATTTCAAATGAGAAATTGCTATTTAGTACATAATTGTTTAGTGCTTCAATTACAAAATCCGTTGTTTTGCCGTCATTAAATAACTTTGTTGCAACTTTTGTTAATTCTTGTTTTTGTTGTTCAATTGTTTTCATGGTGTTTTCTTTTAGTGTTGTGTCATATTGACATTGCAAAGATTATGTTTATTTATATAACTACCAAACATTTTGTGAATTATTTTCACATTTTTTTCACATTATTTTTCAAATGCTAGTATTTACAAGGGTTTCAAGGTGATAATTTTTTTCGATAAAATACAAAAGGGGGTCAAAAAACCCCCTATTTGCAAAACTTAAAACTTAAAACCAATGAATGAATCAAAGATGATATAAATATACGCTTTTATTCTTTAATCTCAAAATGCATCCAATCGTAATTTTTCTCTTTGCCTAGTGAAATAAAACCATGCTTGTAAAAAATATCAATCATCTCTTTGTATTCAGCACGGGCAAACCTTGCCGTTTTTGATGTTTCTCTTAATGTGTTGCGTGCGGGGTCTAAATCAATTGCAATACCCCATGCGTGTTTTGACCATGATGAGCCACCGCGCATTTTGCGATAATTAAAACAACCCCCGTAAAGGTCAATGCCTAACTCAACAATCCTTTCATACCCGTAAACCTCCAAAAGTTCATTAAATACGCTTAAAAACGCATTTGCAACGTCTTTGTGGCAACGCATCTTTGTAACTTTTGTTTTTGTGTCCCAAGCAATGCGCATTGGGTAAGGTAAATTGATTGTTGTTAAATATGTGCCTCTCTCATTTGGTTGCCCATATTTTGCAAGCGCTTGTTGTGTTGTTAACATAACTTGTTATTAAAGGTTCAAATGTCAAGTTTTTTGTGCTATAAACGGGACATTTTAATTGTTTTTCTCCTCAATTAAGTATTTTACCTTTTATTCAGTTTTTTAAATCCTAGGTACATAATACCCAAAATCATTACAAGTGTGATGCCAAGGTTAAATTGATTTGATGTATCAACATCTTGTTGTAATGTGCGCGTTGTGTCAATTAAATAATTGATTGTTGCGGTGTCTAGTTGCGTTGTATCATTCATATTTCTAAAATTTGATTATTACATATTATCTTTTTCTTGTTGGGTAATATTGCCAAAAGCATGCCATCATTTGCTTTATATGAGCCATTCAATACGCTCGCCGTTTGGCTTTTGTAGCAATCCCACAATTGTTGTTCAACTTTTGATAATCGGTTGTCGGTGTACCACAACCACGCAACCAAAACACCCGTAACCCCATACTTTTTAATGCTAACAATCAACGCCTCCATGATTAACTTTTTTTGCTGATTAACAAATTATAAAAATCAACAATCGCATCATTGCTTGCCGTGTCAATAATATAACCATCAACAACAAGCGTGTTTGAATCAAAAGTAAAATAATACTTATTGTTGCCGTTAACTACAATAAAGAAACCATCAATTGATGCACCGCTAATTGATACAAAATTAAAATCAACATCGCTTGTTTTGTACACATCTTTTAATGGTGTGATTGTCATGCGCTCGCTTGTTGGCGATACAAAAAATTCATCCAATGAAAATGTTGTGCATTTGTTTATGAAAGCAATGTTTAATTGCCTATTTACAAATTCATATGTAACCCCATTAATTGTCATGATAACGTCTTGTAAATTGTTTGTTTTGTATAAATCGAATTAAAAAGTATTGTAAGCGCTGAATCATTTAATTCATAATCTGCACCATCAACATCATGTATTGTTGTGTTTTCAACTTTCATTGATAACCTAAAAATGCCACCAACAATTATGTTTAATTGGTCAAGTGTAATATTGTTATCAATTGTTGTGTAAATGCAATCAAATGTGATTGAATCAACATCAAATAAATCAATGTGTGTTTGAGCCATTGAATCGCTATTTTCACCCGTAAATTCACGAATTACAACAACCTTATTAATTAAATCGAATGTGTATTTTTTAGCCATTTTTAATAATATGTGCGTGTGTTTTTGAATTTATCCGCAACCTTACATGTTAACTTTGCTTTGCGTGAAAAATCGTAATATTCAAGTTCGGGTGATTCGCTCACAATTACGGGCAAATCTTGGTAACGATATGAATGATTATGTGCGTTGTAATCGCTAACAAATAAATTGTTTTCGCTCAACAAAATCAAATCAACAATTGGCTTAATCACACACTCATTTAACGGGTCGGTTATGATTTCGTAACTATTGAGATTTTCACGAATTACGCGCTTCATTTCTCGGTTGCCAAAAATGATATTATCAATCTCCATGTTTGGTTGGCGGTTACCTATGTAGCCATAAAATCGCCAATCCGTTGTAATGTTTGAGGCGCTAAAATTTATGCCCTCAATCTCATGGTAACCATCAAACACTGCTCTTAATCTAGCGGTGCCAAGCGCGTTTTGAGTGTTGTATTGTTTCAACGTGTAATTTGCCCATGTAAATGAACCGCTAACACCGCTAATTGAATACTCAATTTCTAGTGAAAAACAACCCACACCATCGCTCACAATTACGGCGCCCCAATCAATTGTTGTAAACCATGCATTTGGCTCGTTAACAAATGCGTTTGGTAATGGCTGATAATTTGCCAATGCGCCACTTTTATACAATTTGAATGTGAATGTATCACCCGCATCGCTTAATTTCAACCACGCGCTTGTTTTGTCGCTTTCCCATGAATTATTGGATGATGAACCCAACACCAACAACTCACAACAACAATCTTTGACACCTCGGTTTTCCTCAACAAATGGTTGTGGCAATTTTATTGCGTTATATTCTTTGAATATACGCTCTTCCGTTAATCCATTTTCGCAACCGATAATTGGCATTGTTTATTTTTTTATTTCAATTATTGCTTGCAATATTGTTGCAACATCTTGTAAATTATAAACCCCTTTTTGAGTTGCCGCATTTAACGCTTGTTCAATTATTTGTATTGCTTGTGCTTTTTCCATTATGCAAGGTCTATTGTTACACCAAATCCCAATTCTTCAAGTTTTGATTTTACTACCTCATGAATAGTTGCAAGGTCTTGGTTTTGTGTTGCATCTAAAACCAATGGCATATTTTCGGGAATGTTAGTTGCTATTGTTTTATAAGCCAAAACATCTGCCTTATTCAATCCCGTTAATAATACACATTGAACTTTATTGCCATCGGCAACCGCAATATATTGCAATCGAGCATAAATTTGTGGTGCTGAAATTTCGGTATTTTTGATTTTAGCGTTGTCTATAAGTAAAGCCATTTTTTTATTTTTTATTTATTATTAATATGTGTATAAAGGTATCATATATTCTCCCCAATCATCTGCAATAATTTTCAACCATTTATTTGCTTGTACTAAACCATTTGTTGGGTAATCTAAAAACATATATGGATTTTCAACTATTAAATTTGATGCATTTATAACGACACTTGAAGAACCAGCATACAAATTTACATTTCCACCAGCAATAGCGATATTTGAGCCACTCATTGCATCACGCATTTGAAATAATTGCATTGGTTTATCTCTAATAAATTCGGGGAAATTGGGATTATCACCCGTATTTAAACCGAATAAACCTTGACCACCATCAACCCAAAGCCCACTTGATGAGAAATTGTTAAACGCTTCTTTGTTACCAATTCCGTAATTTTCAATTACCAAATCGGTAAATATCGAACTTTGACCGCCTCCCGATTGAATATCAACTTTCATCGTATTCGTTGTGCGTATTTCAAACAATCCAAAATAATCGTTTTGCTGAATTACGCTATCAGCAAAAACACCTCCATTGTTGTATGGCAAAAAGCCACTTGTCGGGTTAGTTCCACCACCTAAATTGCTTTTTAATGTGTCTAAAGTTAGCCTTTTCCAAATCTCTTGTGTTTCATCTAAAAACAAAAATGAATCCTCATCTTGTGGCGTGGTGTAATTATCACTTGTTACGTTGTGCAATTCCTCTAATTCATAGCCGTTTTGTATGTTGTAAACAATGCGCCCATTACCATTTTGAGAGCGTGTAACAATACCAATAAAAACCGCGTGTAAAGGTGTTTGTGGCTCACTTGTTGTTACTTGCCCGTCAACATTAGAAAGCCAAAGTTTATCGCCAACATTAAATGCGCTTGTATCTAGGTTGTCAACTTCACCCACTTGCACAATTAAACCAACCGCCCCGTTTGCAACATCATCGTAAACCGCACCAATTGTTTTGCTTGATGTTAATTCAGTTGTTGCGTTTGCCAAATCCGCGTGTGGGTAATTAGCGCTTGAGGATGATGAGCGTAAATATACAATTGTTCCTTTAGGAATTGTAAAACCCAAATCATTCTCAAATTGAAAAGAAAGGTAATTTTTACCAATCGCGCCACCTTTAATTTTAGCGGTGCGGTATTGGGTACCATCCCAATAATCAATGTCTAAAAAATCATCAGCGCCCAACTCGGTGCGCTCAATTGGGTATTGGTTTATTTGTAATCCCATTTTTAACTTGTTACTTTGTTAATATTTTCGGTTGTTATTTTATCCTCAAAAGTGGTTGTTGATTTTTGAATTGGCAACAAATCACAATTTTGCTTAATCTTTGATGTAAATTTAGCCATATTTTGAATGTTAATTTTATTTGTGTCAAAATAACATTCGATTTTGGCAATTGTAGGCGTTGGAAATGATAATGTTGCAACGCTCCCAACAATCGGTGTAAGTGGGTTGTTTTGGTTGTTATCAAAATCAATTATTGTTGAGCAAATCCAACGCGGTGCGCTCTCTTTTGGCTCAATTGTAATCATGCCCCATGTGGCGCCTTGCTCCCAATCCCCCGCCAATGATTCATGGGTTGAAACAACTTTCATCATTTCGCCTTGAATGATTGAGTTTACAACTTGACCCGTTGAAACCCTTACCAACTCAATTTGACTCACAATATTATCATTATGGTTATATGGCAATAATTCCATTTCGCTAAATGACACAAATGACAACCCGTTTTGTATTGATTCAATTTTAACCCTAACCGACCAATCACCGATGTTTTCGTAATTTAACCAATCCTTGTTTTGATTTGGGTAAAAATCACCATTTGCATTTGCTTGTTGCAACCAATATTCCCAACGAATCAAAAAAGGAAAATGCAAACGCATGCCGTATTGCGAACCCGTATCAATTCCCGAATCACGCCAAAAACGCGCGGTGCGTTTAACACTTGTTGTTGGCAATATTGAATTTACTTGTGCATTAACATCAATTGGCATTACGCCGTTTTGCATTGGTATTTGCGTTAAATCAAATGTTACATTTTGCAAATCAAATGATTCACCCGTTACATAATTATGCGCTTCAACAATGGCATTAAATTGGCTCATTGTGGTGCCATTATCAACCAAGAATGAACAAAAATATGCAACATCATCCTCAATATTACATGTGTACCTTTCAACATTACCAATGTATGTATCATTGTTATATGAATGGTCATCAAATGCGCTTGTTTCTAGGGTTAAATAACCACCAACGGGTACGTTTTCAACTAGCATTGCATTATGCAAAAGCAAATTCATGTTGCCAACTTTCAACCATGCATAAAATAAGCGGTCTTGCTCGGGTAAATTCTGCATGAATTGCGTATATAACGCATCGGGCGTGAATTTTATTTGTGCATCGTATATGTTACCACCAACGTTTGTAAATGATAAAACCTCCAATGACATTGTACCACCATTTGGTAACGCCTCACCAACCATTACACCAATGGGTTGTTGTGATGTTAAAATGCCCGTTAACGTTGATTGATTCGGGAAAACGTTTTTGTAATATGAATCATTTTGTGGTATGTATGCAAAGCCAACCGCACGCTCATTTGAGCCACTTTCAAATGTGATTGTTGCAATTGTTGGTTGGTCAAAATATATTTCATCAATTCCTTGAATCAATGTTGCATCAACAACATCTTGGTTGTATGGCTCATCAAACCATCCCGAATCAGCGTTTTCACTTATTACCAATGTTTGGTTGGCAAACGGCTCACCAAGTAATGATTGCCAAGCGGTTTCAATATACACTTTTAAACATTGGTTTGTTGAAAACCATTGCTCGTTATAAATACCACTATTAACAACCTCAACATCCAAAAAATATGTGCGGTAAATACCCGATGCGCCACCAAATGTTAATGTGGCGTTATAAGCAAATTGACCGCTTTGTTTATTTACAAAACTAGGCAAATAAGGTGATGGTGTTGTTAGGTCAAAAACACATTGTGTTGCCTCACCATCAATTAATGAAAGCGCATTGCCTTGGGTGCCATTAGCAACATGATTGATTGACATTCTCATGCCTTGGCGTGTTCTGCCATCAACCGCAATCACCATTATTTCACCCGCCGTAAAATCGTACCATGTGGGTATTGAATTGACATCAATTTGGTTGCCGTTAACAGACACACATAATGTTGTCCATGATGTTATTAAGCCACCGCCCGAGTTGTGTTTTTCAAATAATATTGTATCACCAACCCGAAACCCCTCATCCTCAAAAGAGCCACCAACCCATGTAACAATGTTATTTATTGGGTCAAGTGATAAAGTAACCAATGGTGATGTTTGAACACTAATTGATTCCTTTAGCGTTAAACGCAAATATTGCTTATCACCCGCGTTGCTTTTGTAAAAATTGCGGATGTTGCCAAAAATATCAGTGTACTCTCTATTTTGTAAGATTATTGGCATATTTTTCCATTAAATCGTTTATCTTTTGCGGGTCGTTATTTTTCAATGCGTTCATTGTATCATTTACATCACGCATGATTTCATCCGCTTTTTGTGGCTCATCTTTTGCCAAAATGTTGAGAATCTCATTGTTTTTTTGCAATAACAATTCAAGATTTTTTGTTGTTTGCTCAACTATTTTTAACAACTCATCCATTAGTTTATTTTTAAAATTTCAACCTTTGTATTTGCCCAATTTGAGCGCTCGCGGTAAGTGATTTGTGCAAATGATTTTTCATCAATCCATTCAATTTTTAGAATCTCGCAAATCACCCCGTTGATATACGCCCAATTAATATCTTGTAAAGTTACGAAATCTTGATGTGTTAGCATCACTCTCGCGTTTTCTTTAATGATGTAATCATTTTTGTTTATCGCGTTAATGTAATGGAATTTATCCCATAATGCCGTTGCGCTTGCCTCATCAATGTATGTTGATGCTTGCACATATGAACCAACTTTGAATTGATTTAATTTGGCGTAAAGCGCTTTAGATACACCATAAAATTCTTGGCTTATCTGCATGGCATTTTTACGCTCACCTATTTGCACGGCAAAAGACGTACCGCCACCAAAAACACCCGTTACCGAATCAATCAATGTAAAAAATCCCTTTCCTAGCGATTCAACCCAATTTAATTTGTCTTTGCGTTTGGCTAGGGCAAAAGGTATATTGACCTCATTTAAACCCTTTAGCAACACCAAATCATTATTTGTAATGGCAAATGATGGCTCGGTTGAATATTCGGCATCATGCGCATCGTAAACCTCCGCATCTAGCGTGTGCAAATCTGCAAAATCGGTTTGATAGTGCAAATAATATCTTTTCCATGATTCGCTAGTTAGGTATGAATATTCATCATCTCGGTTGCCTTGCAATGTTAATGATGGAATTAATGAATTTGTTGCAATGGTTTGTAAATAATCACGCCTTTCAACGCGCACAACATTGCCAATTATAAACGTTTTGGCATTAAACATTGTTTCAAGAGCGCTTACAAATGCACCAAGTGTTGGTGTTGTATCACTCGCGCTTGGGTAACCATTGTTAAAAGATGTACCCGCAAATGTTTGCGTTACCGCATCAAAAATTGTTTCACGCCCTTTAATTAATGGCACGGGGCATAAAACCCAATTATCATCAATTGTGTTTGATTCGTATTGATAACCCAAATACTCGCATGATTTGCGCATTAATTCGTTAAATGATATTCCCTTTAAATTTCTCAACGGAGGAAAAACCAATTGAATCATTTGATTTGCCAATTTGATTACCGCAATCAACACCGCTGATGTATAAATTAATTGTGCGGTTGCCTTTAAACTTGCTTGTATTATGGCACCCGTGTTTGGTATTGGTATTGGTATTAAAATTGGAATTGATGCGTTTATAACATCCGCAATTGCGGTTGATAAATCTTTGACCGCTTGTATTAATTCCTTGGTCATTACATAACCCGCAATGGCTAATTGCAACGCAACCTCGGCTTGGTTATCTTTTACAATGAAATATGGTACATTGTATGTGTCATAATTAACACCTTTTGATACCATGTTTTCAAATGACAAACCATTGATGCGCTCAAAAAATGAATCAACATTTTTGCGCCTCTTTAATTTTACCTCGATTTCGTGTTGCCTAACCTTAACATCCTCTAGCAAATCAATGTAATATTCCAATGTGATGCCATCAACCTCAACTTGGTACGGCAAACCCTCAAATAAACCAACATTTGCAATGTGTTGCTTTACGATTTCAAAACCATCAAGTGGTAAAATAACGCTATCAACATTCAGCGCCAACACATCGGGGTTACCGCTAAAATCACTCACAACACCGATTGATTCGCGGTTGCGCGGTGTTATCTCTTGCCCGTTTATAAAATGCCTCATTTTCTTACTTTGTAGCGGTTGTATGTTGTTGTTTTTCCGCTTGTTTTGCTCTCAACAATTTCAACAACACTTTGTGTGATTTGACCAAGTGCAATGTTTGTTTCGGGTTTGTCTTTAATTACACTCTTTAAATCTTTAATTTCATTAACTAGTACTGCCAATTCAAGTGCGCTTTGCGGTTGCCCGTTTGATTCAACAAATTTGCCGTTGTTATATTCTTGGGCAACGCGTGCCAAATCCGTGTTTGATAGGTTACCAATTTTCTCATTTAATGATTTAGGTACAACCCTTTCATTTGGGTGTAAAATAGCATGAAAACCGCCTTTACCATCAACACCATTGCCATTTTTCCCCGTGTCTTCGGTACCATCAAAGAACGTTGGTAATGATGCAATAAATTGTTGCAATAATGTGGTGTCGCGTATGGTTTCGGCAAGTGGATTTTTTGAGCCACCCTCAACTTTATTTGAATAAGTTGAATAAACCGATTCCGCTAATTTGATGCGTTGTTGGCGTTTTGCCTCGCGCTCTTTTTTGCGGTTTGCTTCATCAATAATTCTTTGTTGCTCTGCCAATGATTGTTGCGCATCAATGTTTCCTTGGGCGCTCAATTCTCGGTAATAATCCAATTGTTGTTGCGCTTTGTTCATCTCGGCATCAATTTGCTCAACTCTTTTTTCACTTTGCTTAACCAACCAATCCGTTGTTTGTTTAATGATTTCACGTTTGGCGCTTTCACGCTCTTTTAAATCATCCAACTCTTGTTTGTTTGCATCTTTTGAATCATCTAATGATTCCTTTGTAAATCCTTTTTGCGCATCTAGCAATTCTTTTTCAAGGTCAATTTTAAACTCAACCGCATCACTTTCCAATGCATTGATTTCATCGGTTGCTCTCTCTGCAATAATTTTCTTTTTTAGTTCAATGTCTTTTTTGCGCTCAATTTCTTGCATGTCTAATTCTGCAAGTTGCGTTTGGAAATTTTTATTGATTTCTAATTTTGCATTATTTGCATTTTTGGCACCCTCGGTTTCTTTTAAAAGTTTATCGCGCTCATCAATTAGGTCTTGTAAGCGCGTTTGTTGATTGTAGTTGTATTCATCTTCAATTGCTTTCAATTCTGCATCTCTGCGTTGCTCAATTGCGCCTTTTTCGATGTTTAATTTTTCGGTTGCTAATTCCTCAACCTTTGCCAATGAAAATTGCCCCGTTTCTTCGACTAATTTTTTTTGTGCCTCAACCTCTTTTTCAATCTCTTTTTCTAGCGCTAATTTTTGGCGCTCTTGCTCAATTACAACCAATTCTTGCATCAAATCATTGTATTGGCTCACATAATCATTTAATTCTTTAAACTCGCTCTTTGCCTCGCGTGTAACCTTGGTTGTTTTCTCGGTTTCTTTGTTCATTGCGTTAACCTCGCTTGTTGCATCCAATACAACCTCACTTGCAACATCAAACTCATTGTTGTATGCGGTTAAACTTGTATTTGATGCGCTTATTGAACCATTTACCGAACGTATGGCATCCTCAACCGAGCCGTATTTTTCAACAACTTGCTTGTATCTTTTCCTTTCATCATTTGACATGTTCATCAAACCACCCTTAAATGCGGTTTGCAATGATTGCAAATCGGTTAATTGTTGTTTGTAACCCTCTTTGCGTTGTTGAACAACTTTAATGTCATTTTGTATTTGTGCTTTTGTTGCTTTGTTTATCGCCTCTTTTTGTTTTAAAAATTCTTTTTCGGTTATTTTACCCTCATTTCGTTGGCGTTGCAATTCGTTAATTTGTTTCTCTGCATCTTTTGTGCGGTCGGTGTTGCGTTTATCCGCACGTTTTTGCGCCTTGGCGTTGTATGCCTCGGTGATTGCTTGTTGCTCGCGTGCCTCTTTTGCACCGCTTGCAATGTCGTAAAATGCTTGGGCAACCTCAACCAATACGCCAATTATTAACATCCATGGTACCGCATTCATTGCACGCCCCGATTGTTTAACCGCCTCACCCGATGCTTTAGCCGAGCGAGCCAAATTGATTTGCTCCATGCGATACGCACGGGTCATTGGTATGGATTTAAGCATTGATTGCATGATGTTTTTTAAACCACCATTCATTACAAATTGCGTTGCATTTAATGCAACCATTGTTGCCTTGTAAAGCGCCCAATATTTAACAACCTTTGCTAGAATATTAAATATTGTTTCAAGGTTTTCACTCAACCAAACAACCGCATTTGAAAAACTAGCACCCGCACCGCTCGCGCTATTTACTTTCAAGATATAACCCTCCCATGCGCTCGTCAACAAATCTAACGCACCGCCAAGGGTATTTAGTTGGGTGTCTGCCATTGCTTTGGCGCTACCCTCCGCCTCATTTAGCGTTTGGCTCAATCCGCTAACTTTATCTTGATTTTTAGATAATACCAATAATGCGGTTTGCGCCGAGCGCCCCACCTCATCCATTGCATCGGTTAGCGTTAACCCTTTTGATGATATTTCTGCTAATGCCTCTTTTACGGGTTTGCCCGTTGATGCCATTTCGGAAAAAATACGGCGTAAAGCGGTACCCGCTGATGACCCTTTAATCCCATTATCAGCCAACGCACCAAGCATTGCGGTTGTTTCCTCTAAAGTTACACCCGCCGCTTTTGATACGGGCGCAACATATTTCATTGATTCCGCAAAACTTTCCATATCCAACGCCGATGTTGAAAATGATTTTGCCATTACATCATTAACGCGTTGCATTTCGCTAGCATTTAAGCCAAACGCACGCAATGTTGACCCCGCAACCTCTGCGCTTCGTGCTAAATCGGTACCCGTTGCCCCCGCTAATGATAACGTTGATTCGGTTGCGTTTAATATTTCCGTTTCGTTAAAACCTAGTTTTGCAAATTCCGTTTGCAATTGCGCAACTTGACCCGCGGTAAATCTAGTTGTTGCACCAAGACGTTTTGCATCATCACTTAATGCAACAATTTTATCTTGAGTTGTGCCAAGTACGGATGCTAAATTTGCAACACCTTGGTCAAATTCTTTAATGGCGCCAAATGCCGAGCGAACAATTGTAGATAAACCAAATGCAATGCCAAGTTTACCAAGCATGTTTTGCAAGCCACCCAACGCATTTTGATAATTACCAACGTTTCGGAAATTATCACCAACACTTTTATCAAGTTTTTTTAATTGCGCATCACCTTGTTGCGCCGAGCGCGTAACCGCTTTATATTGGCTTTCTAGTTTGCGATATTCCGCGGTGTTTTTACGCCCGCTATTTTCTAGCGCTAGCATTTCGGCGCCTAGGCGCTTTGATTCGTTTTTAAGGTCGCGTGTTGCTTTTTCTAGTTTTTTATATGCGTTTGCCTCGTTTTGAGTGAGTTTAGCGCTTTTTTCCTTTTGCGCGTTTAATCTTTCCTCTTCTTTTGCTTGTTGTTGCGCCGTGCGCATTTGTTGTTGCGCCGTTTTTTCTTTTTGTTGTGCTAGGCGCTCAAGTTCTTGTTGCGCTTTTAATGATTGTTGCGTTGCTTGGTCTTTGAGTTTTTCAATCTTAATTGCTTGCTCAACCGCTTTACTAGCATCTTGAGTTGCTTTTGTAAACTCATTTATGTTTTTGGTTGAATCGAATTTAGCACCGCCAAGCGTTGATTTAATAGTTGTTGAGAGTTGTTTAAACTCTTGGTCAATCTTATTTAATTGCTCAATTGTTTTTTGTGCGCTCAATCGGATGCCCTCAAATATGTCATCCTTTTCAAATATGTCTTGGCTATTTATCCGCTTTGCCATGTTCCATTTTGTTTATTCGTTCAACCTCTTTTAATAGTGTAAAGTATTCACGCGTTGTTATGTCTTTTGGTCGCAACCAATACCCCACAAATTTGCTCAAATGCACCAATGATTCCTCAATTGATACGCCCGTGCCGTTGTTATCTAGCAACATTTTCAAGTTTTGTTGCTCAATTTCTAACAAAGTTAGTGAGAATTTATCACGTTTTTGGATGTAATCCAACTCAATGTTGGCTTTCTTTTTCATTGTTTCAAGCAAACGTTTGTATTGTTTGCCTAATCCATAATCATTAATGTATGAATCATATATTTTGCACCATGTAAGCGCATCGGATTGCTCATCACCTTGGCTTTTGTCAACTCTGCAAAATGTCAAATCACCATTTGTGCATTTAATCCAATTAAACAACGGCAACTCATCAATTGAATCATAATATGTTGCGCAATTCTCGTTGGTAACCCTCTTTGATTTTTTGGCGTAAAATATCCATGTTTTCGCTAGTGAGCGCAATAATGTTTTCACCATATTTGTAAAATAAGTTTTCGGTTTCACCCGTTCTTGCATCGGTTTTTATTGGGTCGGCATCAATTTCAAGCATTTTTTTACCAACATAAACAACCATTGAGCGGTAAAAATCACCACTATCAAAAAGGGTGTAATGTGTACCCGCTCGCTTTTGCGGGTTTAGCATCTCGGTAAATGCTGAATAATAACCCAAAACATCACCATCACCATCAATACCTTGTTTAAATAATTGGTCTTGCCTTATTGTGTCTAATATCCACAATCTAAATTGCGTATCATTACACACTTTGTACCACAAATAATTATCATTCATGGTTGCAAATTGCTTCAATTTCGTACCTAAAATTGTATCCATTAAACCCATTTGCCTTTTTTATGTAAAATTAATCATTTTTTTTTCATGCCTCAAACCCTTGAAAATAAAGGGATTTGTGAAAAAGATTGAAAAAAATGTGAAAATAATTCACAAAACGTTTTGCAGTTATCAAAATAAATATAATCTTTGTAGGGCAATAACGCACAAAACAAAACACAAAACACAATGAAAACAATTGAAAATCAAATCAAAGAATTACAAAATGCTTGGAAAAAAGGCACCACGGGAATGAGCGTAAATGAGTACACCTCAACATTGCACCAACTTTACAAAAAACTTAAATAAACTTAATACAAAACACAATGACAACAACAACTTACATTTACAAAACGGCTAAAGGAATCAATGTTGAAACGTTTACATCAACGGGGTATGTAACATTAACTCAAAACGGGGTGTTTAAATATGAGCATCACTTTGGTATCCATGCATTAAATTTACAAGAACAAATGTTACTTAAAGAATTAATTGAGCGCAATATTGAATACACAAAATCAATCAACTAAAAACAACGGGGGGTGCGCATCCATCACGCACATAACAAAACACAAAACACAATGAAACAAACAAAAAAAATTTCGCAATCGGGTTCATTTATCAACTATTTAATGAGCAATAATAATTCCATCCCCGTTGTAAACGATTGGGCAACTGAATTGATGTGGTCGGATAGGAGAGTTTATTTAATTAGAGAAATATCTAAAGACATGAAAAGAGTTGTTGTTGAAAGTTGCCACACATACGGCAACGGCTCAAAAGAGATGGGGCATCAAGATTGGAAGCATGAACCAAATGGTCATTTAACAACGTGGGTTTATAGATACGGGGCATGGTATGTTGAATATTTAACCGCAGAATTTACGAACGAGTTTAAAGAAATGTGTGATGAAAACGGATTTAGGTATTATTATGAGGCATTAAATGATGAGCAATATAACCAAGTTTATGGTAATGAATTAACACCACAAAACGTTGTTGATGGTATCACAAAACTAAAAAAAGAATATTCAAAAATCAGCATCATGTTTGGTGTTTGTGATTATCATTACGATTGGACATTTTAATTAATAAAACAACAAGCAATAAAAAAGGGGGTCGTTAAACCCCCTTTATTTTGCATTTTAAACGCTATTAGAGCGCGGTAAACGTCAAAGAGCCAACAAACCCTTGCTTGGTTACACTTAACGTGTAAGAATCGCCCGAAATGAACGATGCAAGCAAAGTGTATTTGCCATCTTGAATTTCACTCACACCCGTTATTGCGGTTGTTGATTGCGTATCATTGTTATACAACGCGAAATCACCAAGTGTTGCACCTTTGAATTTCAACGGATTTAACGCCGTGCCATAATCAAATGTTGCATCAATAGTAACTGATACACCCGTAACTTGGGTATCAATTGCCATGTTTACATCCAATAAACCTTCAAGCGTGTTAAAATCGATTGCCTCGCTTGCGGTAATCATCCACATTGATGATTCATCAAACAAGCGGTCGAAATCAAAAGATAACATGATTTTTTGAGCCGTTGAATCAGTTGCAAACATGAACGTTGGATTCCATGATTGGTTATCAACTGAAATAGGGTAAAGCATATCACCAACCTTTGAGCCAACCAATGAGCCGTTGATGTCAACAATATACACACCAAACTCAACACAACGACCGCTAGCCAATTTACCAAGGAATTGCGGTGTAGCATCATGCGCCCACAACTCACCCGTAAAAGAGCGCTTACCTTGGCGTAAAAACACCATGCGCCCGCTATTTGCCTCTTCAAATACTGAATCTGCTTTTGGCAACTCAACGTTTTCAAACAATGGTAATGGAAACCAACGTTTTGTTTCATCTTGCTCATTAACTAGGTCAACCCAAGTTGGCAATGTTGCGTTTAAATCAATACCATTAAGGTTACCCAATGAATCTTGCATTGGTACCAAAATGAGTTTGCTTGTTACACTTTGTAGTGGCAAGCAATTCGGGCGCCCCGTGTTGGACAATCCCGCATCACAATTACATCCTAAAGCCATTTTTTTTACTTTTTAGAAATTTAACATTTACAATTTTCTTTATACTTTGTTAAGTTAACTCTTAACTCAACACCACTCAAATTTGCATCAATAATGTTTTGAAAAATACCATCTTGGCGCTCAACACCAAACCTTGCAAAAGTTATTATTTCAAACTCATCAACGGGTTTAAATTTAATATCCATTGCTAGCGTGTCAAGAAACAATTGAGCCAAATTATGCATCGGATTTACCGCTTGCTCTAAATGGTCGCGTGTTTTATATTGCGCGGGGTTTGTTTCATCTAAAAAGAAAATACGAACATCACCCGAATAATCATAAACACTTTCACGCCCAAATTTTTTAACTCTTGTTGTTTCTAGCAACCAAATTAATGGCGTTTTTACCATCAAATCCTTATCAAATACCGACCATTCTCTATTGGCGCTTATGTGTGTACCGCTTACAAAAAACGGCTTTTGCAACCAAAAAAACGGGTTTGCGTATGGTTGAACAACGGGCAAATCACCCAAGTAATGGATGTTGTCGTTTTCAATGTAACTTGCCATTGTTTGATTTGGTGTACCATTTGCATTAATGAAATGTAGCGGTTTTCTAGTTCTCGCATACTTTACATTGCACGTTGTGTAAACGTGTGCGCCTTGGTTTAATTCACCATAAATGTAATTGTCAATATTATCAACAATTTTTTCAATATCAAATGCAATGTCGTTTATCATAACCAATACGCCGTTGTTTTTTTCACACCATGAAAACCATCAAAATTATCGCCAACATATGATATTTTAGCAACACAATTATCATCGCCACCGCTCAAATAAAACTCATCATCAACCGAGTAATTGCGCCCTTTGTTTGTTAATTCAAACAACAAAACGGCACCCGAACCCGAATCAACATTAAGAACATCAGCAATGGCACCCACACCGCTCATTGAGCCACTTAAATTAATGACATCAACGTTTGGTGATGCGGTGTAATTCGTGCCAAAATCGGTAACATCAAACGCAACAATTTCACCGCCGAAATCATCCATGTGGGTGATTATGTATTGTTGAATTGCATTGTAAGTTCTTACCGCCTCATTGTATCGGTTATAAATAAGGGTGTTTAAACTATTTGTTTTATTAGAAACCTCACCATTTTGGCGCACCTCACCATAAATTGTTGCTTGGTTAAATTCATCTTTCATGATTTCAAAATATAAAAATCCTTTCATCATGTTTTTGATTCCATCGCTAATTAATAAGCCGTTATTGTATCCGAACGCATCACCAAAATAAGTTGGTAATTCTTCAACAAATGGCAAATTAATTTTATCAAAGCATGGGGATGAGCCATTATCTGCAATGTATCTCTTATATAATTCAGCGCCCAACAATTGGGTCATGTAAATCGGTGTGTATCGGTCAATATAACCTAGCACTTTTTCATATGAATACATGCCTTGGTGAATCTCCCATTTTCCCCCGAAATCGTTTGGTTGAATATACATTGCTAGTTCCTTTTATTTTTTTAGTTTTCCAAATCCCTTTTTGATAAGGATGCGTGCTAACTCACCCGTTACTTTCCAAATTGACCCTTTAGGCAATACGGCTGATTCGCCGTTTGCAACAAAATCATATTGCTTGCCATCCTCAATTTCGATTGTTAACGATTCATTGCCATCAACATCTTTAGTGTAATGAACATCAACAACATTTGTGTCAACGCTCATTTCAACGCTTTGGTCATCTTTACGCTCAAATGTTGCATCAACATTTTTGGTATCCAATTTGACCTTTAACGCCTTTTTTTTGCGTGGTGTCTTGTCCATAATTAACTTAACTTTTTAGTTGATTAAAGTGCGGCAATTGCGGTTGCAATATCACCTTTAACAAACGCTTTAACATCATTTGCTTTAACGAATGATGCCAAACGTGCCTCACAAAGGATTGAAACCATGTTGCGGGCAAAGTCATCATTTTCATAACCAACTTGAATGTTCATCCCCTCACGCATACGCACGTTGAATTTGGTGAAATCACCAACAAGGAATGTACCCGTTGCAATGTTTGTAGATGCAACGATTATCAAACCACTCAATTGCATGTTTGGTGCCATTCCCTCGGTAAAGTTGGGGTATGTATATTCACCCGTTGTTGTTTTGCTCAATTCGATTTTAGCAACATCGGATGGGTTAAGAACAATGTGAGTTGGTACGAAATCACCACCCTCAATTTGCGCTTTAGCAACGCGTAAAACATCAATGATTGTTGGGTTAGTGATAGTACCCGCGAATGAACCCGCAGACCATGCAGATGCAGATGCAAGAACACCATTAAGTGATGCACCAACACCCGTACCATTTAACAATTGTGAATCAATGTTTTGTGCAACTGATTCCATCAAATCGTTGTTGATTTCGGAACGTACAAACGCCAAATCACTCAACATTTCTTTTGATACTTTGATGAAACCCGCTACTTTTTTAACCTCAACGCTCACCTCGGTGTATGATACTTGACCATTTGCTTTTGTTCCCGCCTCGGCAACAAACTCGGTTGATGATTGAGTTGTTTGTTGGATGTATGTAACATATTTTGATGATGTTGCACCAACGTTTGAGATTTCAACAATACGGCGAATTGGTCGCGCCATGCGGTTAACACCCGCCTCAAGTTGAGAAAGTGCGATTGTACCCGTGTAATCACCCGCAATTGTTGTATCTGCTTTTACTTCTAGGTTGAAATTTTGACCTTTTTCAACTGAATTAAGAATTTCGGCATGCTTTGCGCCAAATTCATTTACGATTGCTTCGCTTAAATTTTTAGCCATTTTTACGTTTTCTTTTTTTGCTGATTCTTTTAATGCATCAATCTCGCCTTGGAATTTTGCAATTTCCGCTTCGATTGATGCGCTTTTTGTTTCAATTGCCTCTAGTTTAGACAACTCGTTTTTAAGTGCCACAACATCATCATTGGTTGCAACACCTTGCATTTTTTCTGCAATCATTGTTGAGATATTCTCAACTACTTGCTCGGGGGTTAAATTAGTGTTTTCCATTTCCCTTTTTTTTGTTAAACAATAGTTTATTTAAGATTTGAATTTATAGTGTTCATCACTTTTGCCCAATCAAATGTTGGCTCAACAATAACATCATTTGAGTGTTCTTTAATGAACGGCTCATGTTTTGAGAGTAACATTAGTTGATTGTTCAAATATTTTAAACGCATTTCAAGTTGATAACCGCGTTCATCGCTATACTCACCACTCGTTAATGCTTTAATTGTTGTATTTATGTCTTTATTAAGGCGCTCAAATGCATCATTTTTGTCTTGCTCGCTTTTGATTACGTCAACAACATTTGTCATGTCATTGGCGCCAAAAGTAACCGCCGAACCCTCATATAAAACAACCTCATTGATTTCATAAAACCCGCCACTTGGCAATGTTGTATCCTCAACGAATCTCATTTTATCTTTGATGTATTTAAAGCCAATTGAATGCTCGCGGATTATTTCGCTTTTGTAATCCTCCCATGCATCATTTGCTAGTGATGAGTTACCAAGTTGACCAACGGCAAACAATCCGTAATCATCTTCTTGTAGGGTGATAAACTTGCCAATTGGTTGTTGCCAATCATGGTGCCTTAAAAACGCAATTTTGCGGTTGCTAGTTGAATCAATACCGCGCTCTTGAATTGATTTGGCAAACGCGCCTTTGCGTATTACATCATTATCCGAATCAATGTTATCAAACTTTGCTAAATAAATGGCAACTTGTTTTTTTTCGCCATCCATATCTTTGATTTCAAAACCACCTTTGGTTGAATATAGTGCATTTTTCATTTGTACAAATTTAATCATTTAAACCCAAAAGATTGCGCATTTCAACCTCATCAAAATTAATACCTAGGGCATTAAGTTTTTCGATTGTTTCGGCTTTCAATTTCATTGTCATTGCGCTTTTTTCCTCATCATCTTGCATAATTGGCAAGTGTGAAAAATCTGCCTCTAAATAATAACCCTCATCAAACAACCCAAATTGGCGCATGATTGATTCATACATTGCTTGGGTTTCGGGTTTTATTGTGTCTTGGTAAACCATACGGATGGAATCACGCATGTTTGAGAATGTTGCCCCATCAACACTTGAAAAGATGTTTGCGTTTAATCCGTAGGCATCAAACAATGCAATTTTATCCGCGGTAAGTTCTTCAAACAACATCAAATCCTTTGTTGGGTAACTCATGGGTTGCCAATTTACTTTTGCCTCGGTAATTATCAACTCATCTTTTGAACGGCGGTACCAATCTTGTTGTATCTGCTTTTTTTCCTCGGGGGTCATTGGAATTGCGCCACCCATGTCCGATTGTTGTGCGCTTAACACACCAATTGCACCCATGTTTTCAAGCAATACATTTCTTTTGTGGTATTGTGCGCGAATGTTTGAAAGCGGGTATTTTAACGAATCAATGCGTGATGTTGGTTTAATGATGTTCATACCATCATCAGTTGTTAGGTAAACCATATCACCCCATGTTATCGTTTCTTGGTCATCGTTATCATAATAAAAAGTAAACTTATCAATCAAATCGTTGGCATCCATTTGTTTTAATTTCTTGCCACTCACATGAATCTTTACCTTATCAGCGGGTAACGGCACGAATAAATTGCGGATGTTAAACGCTCTTTTTGGTGAGTATGCAAAAACGTTTGAATACAATGCATCTTGCACGCTTAATGTATAAACAACATCTTGCCATGATTGCATTGCGTTTGGTTTATTAATCAAATCCAACAACCAATGGCTTTCAACTAGGTTGCCCGCCTTATCATATAACTTTGGCACGTTTGATGACATCATTGATGCCCTTTTGTCAATCACCGCCCTTAATTCGGGTATCTCAACGTAAAGGCGCCACGAATCATTGGTATCAATCCAAACCGCTTCCTTTTTGCCCCATATTTGTGATTGCATGGGTAACATGCGCCTCATATCCTCAATGAAGCGCCCATTATTGTTTAGCGATGTACCATAAAACGCCTCCCAAAAGTTTAATAAATTCATCCGCGAATAATTTATTTTGTAAAATTAATCAAATATTTTTGAACATTGATTGAATAAATATGCTTAATCCACTCATGCAATCGGGTGCATCATCGTTTTTGTTCTTTCCCTCTTTGCTGAATGTTTGAACGTTTTGAATAAATTGCAATGATTGTTCATCATCTTTTTGTACAAATGTGAGGCGCTGTTGTATGAACGCGCTTTGCATGATTATGCGTGTTATCTTGTTAGTTTGGTTAGCCACTTGCAACACCTTTGCGGTTGTTATATGTTGTAATTGGCGCGCAAACATCGCGCCCATGCTGTTTGATTCAACGCGCACATAACTCACACCCCAATGATTAAGTTTTGAGGCACACAATGGGAGCGTTACATCGGTGTTATCTTTGGTAAACACATAATCACAAACGTATAATTTGCCATTAACAATTATGGCAATTGCCATTGCGGTATAATCCGCGCCTTGGTCGGCAACATCAATGTACCCAATTGCCCCATCATATCCTTTAGGATTGGTTTCGGATTTATTACTTTCAATGATTTGCGTTAACTCGCTGTTGCTTATAACGTTAAGTGCGTTAAACAATCGCCCTTCAACCTCAACGGGTTGTTGCATATATTCAGCAAGCCAAATTTCTTTTGCCGTGCGTTTTCTTTTCTCATGATATTCATTGGTTGACATGACATCCTCACAAAATGAGTTGCCTTGGTCATCTAGGGCGCTAATCACAATTGATTGGTCATAAATACCCTCATTCATGTTTTTGCCAATCACATCATTTAATGACCAACGTGTGCCAATATCAATACGCGCACACCCGCGCTCAAAGCGTGAATCATGTGTTGATTGCTTCCATTGCAATATGCGGTCGTTTATTGTATCGCTCAACGCATCCTCAATGCCTCTGTAAAGGTCATCAGTAATTGCCACCTTTGTGGCGCCAAATCCAATAATGGTACCGCCAACACCCGCGCCAAAATAACCAACTTGGCGTGATTGGTTTGTGTTCCATCCATTCAAGTTTGCTTTATCACTTGACAATGCAACGCTAGGAAATACCTCTTTAAACTTATCACCCTTTACAACCTCGCGCACATCGTATGAAAATTTGAGATACAATGTGGCGGTGCATGTGTTGCGCATTACTGATTCGCTTGGGTTGTTTCCTAGTGTCCACGCGCAAAACAATGTGGTGATGTAAGATTTGCCCGCACGCGGAGGCATTGATACGCTCAAAGATTTGATTTTGCCGTTTTCGACATCTTGAAACGCAATTGCCACATCTTTTAAAAATGGGCGCCTCTTGAAAAACTCGCGGTCATAATACAAACAAAAGTGCCAAAATGAGCGCCTTGCCAACTCTAATTTTAACAAATGCTTTAATGCATCACTCTTGTTCATCTGCATCATCACCAAGCAATGATTTTAAATCATCAACCGATAAACCGCTAAAATCATGATTGATTTGCGTTTGCTCAATTTGTTGTGTTGGTGCGCCAAATGCTGAATCCATTAATGCCTTGTAAGCATTTACATCACCATCTTTTGCACGCTTCACCAATGCCAATGTCATCAAATCCTCTTGGCTCAACGTTTGCTCAATTCCATCAATGGGGTTTGTTGCCTTTTGGTCAACATCTAGCCAATAACGTGCAATTGTGCTTCGATTTCTAGCGCCTTTTGGTCGCCCTTTTGGGTTACCGCTTTGCCCTTTTGCCCAACTTTTTAAATTATCTTCTTTTGCCATTGTATCATCATTGTATTTGTTCGATTTAAGACACTTTAAGGTTACAATTGGTAAAGTTACTCATAAAACGATTTAAATGCTCTTAAAACGGCTCTATGATACCAAATATTTAATCAATTCAAAGATGCCCCACAACAATAATACCACAACAACGCGCAATAATGACATCACCGCGCTTTTTCCGCTTTCAAGCCATTTATGT